ACATATTTCATTGTTAAAGTCTCCACCTGTGTCAATTACTATTGATTGCTTCTTCCATTCTTTACCTGCTTTAGATACTCCTGTTTCTAAATCAAGTATCTTTACTAATTTTCCTGTTACTTCCATTTTTATTTATTTATTTAATTATTACTCTTTTTAAAATCTTCTGCTTCATCTTCTCCAAATACTCCAAGTTCATAGAACCCTGTAAGTTTCAGTACAGCTCTTGACATAGCTCTTTTCTCCGCCATCTCTAAGACATACCAAGTGTTACAGTTACCGTCCTTATACCCTTCACCTTTAAGTGCTGAGCCAAATGTTTCAATCCAAATTTCTGAATTGTCTGCTCTACATTTAACAGCTGCAAAATTAGGTTCACATTTTACAACTTCAAATTGTAAGCCAATGTTTTCTAAAGCTGCAATCTTTTCAATACCACTTCTTGTGATAATGACATAGTGCTGATGTTTAAAGACGTCATCTTTGGTTAGATTGTACTTGACATACTTTTCTTTTAGTGCTTCTCTGTTCATATATTTCTACCTATGTTAATTGGCTAGGATTTTTGCCTGTTAATAATTTCGTTAAAAATAATAAATTTAATTTAATTCGTTTATAATATCTTGCAAATCTTCATCATCTAATTTTCTATTCCATAATCTGCTGAGAGTTTTACTTTCGTTAAGTATTTCTTCTCCTTTAATATAAGCATACATATTACAAACCTTTTCTGAATTTGATAGGTCTGTGTAAACTTCTCCAAAAGCAAACTTTTCATACTCTTGTATTTCTCTTATTGCTTCCCAAGAACCAACATTTTTGTCTAGCCATTCTTCTGCTCTTCCGTAGCCAATTATAAAATAGTCAGTATTGAATATTTCGTGGTGTACGTCTGAAGCTTCAGGGTTTGTTCCTTTAAGAATTTCTAGCCCTTCTATTGTGTAATCTTTTATTTCTTCTATCATTTCTTTTGTATGTATTTAATTGTTTGTTCTTTAATGTATTCTAATTGTTCTTTATCTATCCATTCTAAGAAGTTAAAAGCGTCAAAGCATATTATAAAGTCTTCTCCCATTTCATCCTTACCTCTTAGGTATAGTTCATTATCTACACATTGAAAAGTATTTATTTCGTGTAGTCTTTTGTGTATTAAGCATTCGTGTTCCATTACATCTCCTTCGCTATCTAAAATATCGTAAGAGCATTTGTCGCAAGTTTTGTATTCTGTCATATTAAGTTAATTATTATTGGTGAATTATTATTTGAATTATAGTATTTTAAATATTCAGGCTTTAGTTCTCTATCCCAACTATCTTTAAGTTGCCATCCGTGTTTCTCTATCATTTCACAAAACTTATTATAAATTTGCAATTCAGTTCCTACAACTATTACTGAGCGTCTGTTGTAAGATAAGTCATTATTAAAATGACCTGAAGCTCTGTCGTATGAAGTAAAACTTAACTGCTCGTACATAGGCTTTAAATACCATTCATCAGCTCTTACTTTCGTATTATCTAAATCCCTTTCTAAAAGATTAGAAAACTTAGGATTGTTATAATCTACATAAGTAGAATGTTCTAAATATTCCGCGTCTAGTATTGTCATCTTAGCAGTAGTTTTGAATGTAAAGTAAAGTACTTAAGATTGAAACAGCTATTAAACATAAGTGGGTTAGTAGGTCTAACATCTTATTTGTTCTTGTTCTCTTTTGCTTTGTTAAATTTGTAATACTGTAATTTTGAACTCTATTTTTTTTAAAAAAGTTTATTAATTCTTCTTCATTTAAAAAATAAGTTGCGTTTGTGTTTTTGTTTACTGTTTTAAAGTTTTCCATTTCTTGATTATTTAATTAATATTTTATTTAGTATTTTTGTTGCTTGTTTATCATTATTAGCATTTTGATATACATAATCTACTAATCTACTTTCAGAATATCCGTTTTGGTATCTGTTTTGTGCTTCTTGAAATAATTGTTGTAAAGACATTTTGTTTGCTTTTAGTTATTTATTTAATTTTGACAAGGCAAAGATAAAACCTTTTTTTGAATTAACAAAGTTTTTAACTAAGTTTTTAACTAAAAATATTAAAAATAGTTATCCCTTATCTAGTAAATTATACTAAAATAAATTTAAAAAAGATTAAAATTGGTTGAAAAAAGCGTTAAAAACCTACAAAGGCATTAACAAATTGATGGGAGTTTGACCGTTATTTAGCACAACAGCACAACCAACAGCAGGTCTTTTACCATATTTAGCGTAAGCCATAGCGTAAGACTTGTGGTCTATTCCACAACCGACTTGAGTTCCGAATACTCTGAACTTCTTACCTACATAATGTTCTGTATAGCATTGAGTATGTAAATGTCCTTGTACTGTGTTCATCATATCAGCTCTACACTTAGTACGAGCCGTACCTCCTTCTCCATGTATATATTGTACTCCATCAGCTTCGTATCGTTCTACAAAGTTCCAATCAGGAGTTTCTAAGACTTCTTTGAAAGATTTAATCCATTTAGAAGGTATTGAGGAGGTCTGAGCTTTACGCATTATGATCCTGTCATGGTTTCCAATAATTACAGTAGCCATAGGAAAAGCATCACGCCATCTTCCTATTTTCTTAATAGCCAATTCTAGCTCATCTAAGCCACCCATTCCATCAGCTGAAGCTTCGTGATAGCTAGAGTAGTGATTGTCTATTACATCACCTATAAACACTACCTCTGTGCAATTATAAGCATAGTATTGTTCTATACAGAAGTCTAAGTAGCCATCTAAACAGAATGGTTCATGCAAGTCACCGATAACTAGAACATTTCTAGTCTCGGCTTCTCGCATTTTTTCTAGTGCCACTATTTCGTGTGGCTTTAATCTATATCTATTACTTTTTTGCAACATCAGCAATTCCCTGTCCTACAATTAAAGTAAGGATTGCATAGTACAAATCTTTTGCAGTTGTTTCATCAACTCCTAAGTAAGTAACTAAAGCAGGTACTACTACAGAACTAACTGCATACCAAAACTTCTTGCTCTTAATCATTTGACCGATAAGGTACTTCTCTAAAAACTTTTTCATAACTATTTATTTTTGATTATTAAATTAATGTTTTCGCCGCCTAAATTAAGTATTTCTTTGATTACTAAATCCATAGCTAAGCGTGAGTTATTAACAGTGTCTTGTTCACGACCATTCCCTACTAGAATGCAACCACTTGTATCTTTAGCTGTATTTCCTCTGTGAAACAATATCCAATCCCTATTAGGAACATCCTGAACCAATAAGTGTAAGTAATCTCTTGAAGCACTTTCTCTTGCTAATCTAAGTCTTACTTTGTATTGCCCTTCAGGAATGCAGCTTATGTTTCTTTCGTTATTAATATAAGGATTTTCTAATGTATCACAAAAGATTTCGCCATTGATAAACAGTTTACCAATAGTGCTTTCTTTTGTAAAGGTATCTCTAATGATTAAAAGATTAACGGCCTTGACCTCTGTAGGCTTGTTTGTAAGCGTTCTGTCCTTTACTTGCGTTTTTGGAGTGTACTCCCTTTCGCTTTTTTCTAACGCTCTTATAAGAGCTTGTAATAACTTTACGAGCCATCTATTTAGTTTTTTCAAATTGAATGAATTTATATATAGTAAAACTAATTGCTAGAATTAAAGAAACTAGCGTTAGTATTTCGTTACAGTCTGTTATGCTGAAAGCTATTGCTGAACTATTAGCTAACCCTACTTGTAGAGTATCTTTTACTTCTGTCATTTGTTTTTGTTTTTTTATCTAAGTAGGTCTTTAACTTAGTAACATTTTTAGTTTTCGGTTTATAGTGTTTTTTCATTATGAGTAATCAGAAGCGTTTAAAAAGTTTCTCAAAGTAAGTTTAGTTCCCTGTCTCATTGGTCTTTCAAGGTTCATTCCGTTGTAATACGCATTTTGGTCAGGTGAAATGTCTGCACCACTGTTAGTATTGTATTCAGGAAAAAGAGTTATATTATTAGTGATATACTTAATCATTCTTTCTGTAAAGTATTCAGCATTGTTTCTTACTTCTTCTCTAAGGTGTTGAGCTTCTTCTGTGCTTAAAGCGTTTCCTGTCTCAGAAGTCTTAGAATAGATGTTACCGTTTTCCGTTTTAAAGCGTAAATAAGGTATGCACATATGAAACGCCCATGATGGCAGGCAGTCGCCTATATACTCATCTACTAAAGTCTTGTAAGCTTCATTACCTACATTACCTATTGTACCTGCTGTAATTAAACTTTCTAATTTTTCGTAAAGTGTAGTTCCTAATTTTGTTTCTATATAAATACGCTGTGCCTGTAATACATAAGGTAACAAGATTTCAGGGTCTACATTTAAGTTGATTGCTGTGCTATCTTTAAGCTTTGCTTCTGATATAAATAATACGTATGCCATAATTATCTTGGTTCTAAAAATCCGTTATTCTTCATTCTCTTTGGTGGTCTTGCTACTAGCTTGTCGTTTCTTTCTGCTGTAAATCCTTCAGATAAAGCTTTAGTGTAAGATATTGCTTCACTTGGTTTGATATTACTCTTAGCTCCTCTTAAAGATGTTTTATAGATTTGTCTTAACCAAAAATGATGACAGTTACCACCGCCCTTGTAAAGCCATATAGAATATGTAGCAGCACCTCTTGGTCCCCACCCTGCATTAACAGCCCTAGAACCCATTTGTAAAATGTCCTCTTTTCTGTAAACTTTTCTAGCTGACATCATTATATTGCAAAAATCCCTTGTACTTCCTTCTTGAGTTAAGAAATTATCTTTAGTGTAAACATATCTAACTTTGTAAAACTCATTGTCAGATTTATTAGTTCCGTCTTGACTACTTCTAGCGTTAGGTCTAGCTGTTCCTGTTGATGCTAATTCAGTTTTGTTGTAACTATTTAGTTCGGCTTCGTAGTCAAAGTCTTGGTGTTCTCCATCAACAATTTCTTCATCTATTAATTCCCAATCTTCAGGAATGTCTTCTCCAAATTCTTCAATAAAACTTTCTAGCTCTGTTTTTTCTGAGCAATCACATTTCTTTAAGTCAGTTGCTTCAGAATGGTCTTTACAAGCCATATAAACTGTTTGCCCTTCTAAATCGTGTTCGTGATACCCTTCACAACCTATTGTCTTTGCGTGTGCTTCAGCTTCTTCTATTGTAGTAAAAACAGGTTGTCCGTCTATCTTTCCTGCCTTAGATAGCTTTACATCTTGCTCTACTGTATCTTCATCTCCTAAAGGCTCAAGTCCTAAGTCAGCTCTTATTTCATCAATCGTCATTACTTCTCTAATAGTCTTACTATCAAATTGAACTGTAATTGGTTTTAATTGAACAAACTCAACAGGTAAGTCTATGTTGTTTACTGAGAATATAGTTTGTAAAGTGTTTAAGATATTTAATTGAAATCCTCTTACTACTGTATTTTGGTAGAAATTCGCTGCATTTATAAGTTCATCAGCATTACTAGAAAAACCGTTATTTGTATCAATACCCATTAAAGTCTTAGATGTAATTCTGTGAGCTGCACAAATATTTGAAACTAAAAGCTCTTGTAAAGCTAGATATTGTTTATCAGCATCAGAAACACTAATAGGAGTTATTTCAGGTGTTCTAGTCTTGTCGTCTGAGAAAGTCAATACAAACTTCCCTGAGTTAGATGCTCCTGTAAACTTCTCTACTAAACTTTGTTCTATCTGTCTTCTTTCTTCTTGTGTCGGTATGCCATTCGCAAAGCTTACGAAATACGAGCCTGCAAATCCATTCTCTATATTATTGAGGTGAAACTCTGCAACCTTTTGGTCTACTAAAGCCCAATTACAACCTGCTATGTAATCAGGAGTATGGTAGAT